AGAGAGGGTCAGAACATTGCCAAGTACGGAGAGCAGTTATGCTTAACTCCCGTTGGCAGGGCGAGGATGGGTATCGCAAAAGCAAAGAAAGAAATCCAAGAAGACCCAATGTCTGCGCTACTGGCGAGAGGTAAGTACGGCTGATGTTTGACAACAAGCGTGCAATGTACGCCGTTGACTTCATTCAGAACCTTAAGCACACAAAGGGCAAATGGGCGGGCGTACCTTTTAAATTGCTCCCGTGGCAATACGAAATAATAAAAGATGTATTTGGTACTGTTGATGAGAATGGTCATCGTCAGTACCAATATGTTTATTTAGAGATTCCTAAGAAGAACGGTAAGTCCGAACTGGCGGCGGCTATAGCGTTGCTAATGACTTACGGAGATGGAGAGGCTAACGGAGAGATTTACTCTTGTGCATCTGATAGGTCACAGGCTTCGTTGGTATTCGATGTCGCTTATGACATGATGAGGCAATCCCCTGCCCTGCAGAAACGGACTAAGGCGCAGGCATCTCTTAAGCAGTTAACCGATAAGGTTAGCGGCTCAGTATATAAAGTAGTATCAGCAGAGGCGTTCACCAAACACGGATTGAACGTCTCTTGTTGTATCTTCGATGAGTTGCACGCACAGCCAACTCGTGACTTGTGGGATGTAATGACCACTGGCTCGGGAGACGCAAGGGATGAACCCTTATTCTTTGTGATTACGACTGCGGGCAATGACGTTAACCGTACTTCGATAGGTTGGGAGATACACGAAAAAGCCCGTAAGATAATCAGCGGCGAAATAGAAGACCCCCGTTGGTACTGCAAGATATGGGGAGTAGAACCCGATTTCGATGGCGACATATGGGATGAGGAACTTTGGTATAAGGTCAATCCCTCGTTAGGCGAGACGATAGACGTATCCCGTGTCAGACAGCAGGCGTTATCCGCTAAGAACTCCGAAGCGGAAGAAATGAACTTCCGTTGGTTAAGGCTTAACCAGTGGGTCAGTCTTAAGCATGTCGGGTGGATGCCTATCACTTTGTGGGATAAAACCGTTGGCAAATGGGGCGAAAGTGACTTGTTAGGGCAAGAGTGCTATGTCGGAATAGACCTCTCGACCACTACAGACTTAACGGCACTGGCGATATTGTTCCCGCCACGGGATTCACATTCCGACTGGCGGTTTAAGTTTGAGACATTTATCCCCTCAGAGAATATGAAAGAACGAGAACGGCGAGATAAGGTTCCGTTCAGTACGTGGGTGGATGGCGGTTTCTGCCATGCTACCGCAGGGGATGTCGTTGACTACGGGTATATAGCACGGACGATTCAACAGATATGTTCACAGTACAACGTCAGATACTTCTGCTGTGATAAGTGGCGTATTGAGTATTTGAGACAGTTATTGCCCGAAGACATACAAGACCAGTTCATTGAGATTCCGCAAACGATGTCGGGAATGTCCGTAGGTATGCAGGAACTTGAGAGGTTGTTCAGAGCGGAAGAGATAACGCACTTGAACGACCCGTTAGGACGTTGGACATTCGGTAACGTTAGGATTGCCACCGATGGCAATGAGAACATGAAGCCTATGAAATCTAAGGCTATCGAGAGGATAGACCCGATGGTAGCGTTGGTTAATGCTATGGCAGGCGCAATGAAGTTAGAGGCTCAGACAAGCATTTATGAGACTAGAGGAATGAGAGTGATATGAAGATACTTTCCAACAAGCGATACAAAGAGTTGCTTGATTCGGTCACTCCCCTGCCGAATGTATGGAATGATTCCGCATGGGTCAATTACCTACAAGGACATGGGATAGTGACAGATAAGATGACCGCCCTGCAAATCGGGGCGGTTTTTCGTTGCGTAGACTTAGGCGCACGCACGATGGCTACTCTCCCTCTTCATATGTATAAGAAGACGAAAGAGGGTAAAGAAAAAGCAGAGACGCACAGACTGTATGAACTGGTTCACTATCAGCCCAACCCTCGCACGACAGCGTATGAATTTTGGCAGATGTGGTTCGCTAACCTCATGCTGACAAGAGGAGCGTTCGCCAAGATACAGCGAGATAGGAACGGGTTCATAACCGCACTGTGGAATATACCTACAGACCGTTGCAGTGGAATCAATCTTAATGAGGAGAACGGCGAACGGTACATCTACATCTACGGCGATGTGGACGGAAAGTTAGATGTCATTGAATGTCTCCGTGAAGGCGATTTCATGTACATGCCTAACTTTAGGTTTTCGGACGATAACCGTTCAGAAGACCCGATTTACCTTGCCAGTAAAGTGTTAGGACTGGCAAGCAACATGAGTGCATTTGCCGACAAAGCGTTCGGCGGTGTAAACCCCGGCGGGTTCGTTGAGTACCCCGGCACAATGTCGGATAAGGCGTATGAACGCTTTAAGGATGACTTCCTAAAGAACTACGCAGGGGTGGCTAATGCGGGTAAGTGGTTGTTCCTAGAGAATGGAGCAAAGGCTAACCGTTGGGATACAGACCTTGAACGACAGCAGTTACTTGAGAGCCGCAAGTTTGCGGTGTCGGAGATATGCCGAATATTCGGTATACCCCCTCACCTCTGTTTCGACTTGGAACACGCAACGTTCTCCAACATAGAACAGCAGTCGTTGGAATTTGTCAGAGACTTCGTTAACCCCATGTCCGTAAGAACGGAGCAGATGTTAAGGAAAGACCTACTGACTACCGCAGAAAAGAAAAACTACTTCTTTAAGTTCAATACCAATTCCTTACTCCGTGGCGATACAGCCGCCCGTGCCGCATTTTATGCTTCAGCGAGGCAGAACGGTTGGTTATCGGCTAACGAGATTAGGGATATGGAAGACTACAACAGCCTCGGAGACGACGGAGACACCGTATTCATTAACGGTAATATGCTCCCCCTTTCGATGGCAAAACTAAATGCACCGAAATCGGCGCAAACACCTACGGCGAGTATCCGCAAAGGAGAAGAGACATGAAGAAGTTTTGGAACATGACCGTCAGTCCTCTTAATAACGATGTCGGCTCAATAACGATGTATGGCGACATCTCTGACGTGTCGTGGTTTGGTGATGAGATAACACCCACGCTATTCAAGCAAGACCTTGATGACATGGGAGATATCAGCGAACTGGAAATTCACATCAACAGTGGCGGTGGAGACGTGTTCGCAGGGTTCGCCATTTACAACATGATTAAACGCCACAAAGCACATAAGACCGTATACGTTGACGGTCTAGCCGCATCCATAGCATCCCTTATCGCTATGGCAGGAGACACAGTAGTAATGCCCCGTAACTCTATGATGATGATTCATAAAGCATGGTCTATGGTGGCAGGAAACGCTGACGAACTCCGCAAGATGGCAGATACGTTAGAGGGTATTGATGCAATCCTTTGCTCATCATACGAAGGGAAAACTGGTCTAGGAGCAGAAGAGATAGAAGAAATGCTTTCCAACGAGACGTGGATGTCGGGAGAAGAGGCGGTAGAAAAGGGCTTCGCAGATGTTCTTGAGGAAGACGTAGCGATAGCCGCTTCTATTGATAAGAAGTTCCTTGACCGTTATCACAACGTACCCGAAACCCTTAACAACAGGGGCGAAAGCGAGCCTGTTGAGGAAATATTAGACACTCCTGTTGAGGATGAACAGGAAATTGCTGATGCCCCGAACACATTAGAGGAACAGCGAAAAGACTTCAATCGTATCCGTAAAAAAATCTATGAAAGGGAATGAAACATGACACTCTACGAAATGAAGCAAGAGCGTGCCAGAGTTACCGCTTCCATCCGTGAGATGATGGACAAGTACGATGGCAAGGAAATGGACGGTGCTGATAAGGAAACTTTTGGAAACCTTGAGGCACAGTTCGACAAACTCACAGCAGACATTATGCGTGAGGAAAGACAACTCGAAAGAGAAAGAACAATCGGCGAGAAAGAACCCGTAAGCAACGAGAAGAAGAGCAATGTGTATGACCTCTTCTCCAAAGCCATTACAGGCAGGAACGAGGACATTGCCTCCTACAAGAACGCTGTTGAACAGTACACCCTCGGAACAAACGCCACCGCAGGCTATCTGTCTGCTCCGATGGAGTTCCGTGAGGAACTTATCAAGCAACTCGATGACGAAGTAGTTATGCGTGGACTCGCCCGTAACATCGGCACAATCGGCGCAAGCCAGTCTCTCGGATTCCCCGTGATGACCACCCGTGCCACTGATGCAGAGTGGGTAAGCGAAATTGCCGCTGCTCCCGTTGAAGGAACAATGGCTTTCGGTCTGCGTGAGTTCAAGCCCAACCGCATGGCGAAGATGATTAAGATTTCCAAGACTCTTATGAATCACTCCAACCTCGCCCCGCAGGTACTTCTTGATGAGATGCGTTATGCAATCGGCATCACACAGGAAAAGGCTTACATGACTGGTAATGGAACTGGAAAGCCTCTCGGAGTCTTCACCGCATCCGCTAACGGCATCTCCACTGCCCGTGACATTGCCACTGATAACACCACCACAGAGATTACCTTTAACGGTCTTATGAACGCAAAGTATTCTCTGAAAGAGGGTTATCTCCGCAATGCTAACTGGATTTTCCACAGAGATGCAGTTAAGCAACTCGCCAAAATTAAGGATGGAGAGCAGAGATACGTTTGGGAGCCTGCCGTTGCTAACGATGTTCCCGACAGAGTTCTCGGAATCCCCGTCCGCATGAGTGAGTTCTGCCCGAACACCTTCACTGCAGGCAAGTATGTCGGTATCCTCGGTGACTTCCGTTACTACTGGATAGTCGATGCTGACCAACTTGAGTTCCAAGTCCTCAACGAACTGTACGCAGTCAACAATCAGATTGGATATCTGTTCAATTACTTTGGTGACGGCGCACCTGTTCTCGAAGAGGCATTTGCCCGTGTAACACTCGGCACAACTTAAGGACTAACTTATGATTAAAGTCAAATTCAAGACCCTCTCTGCTGACGCTAATGGCGTATTCAACATCGGTCAGATAGTGGAAGTTGACGATAAAGAAGCAAAAGCCCTCGTTAGCGGGGGCTTTGCTGATTATATAGACTCCCCTGCTCCCGAAGTTGTAGCGGAAGAGCCGAAGAAAAAGAGACAGAAAAAGGCAGAGTAACCATGAGTAAGATAAGTTTTGCAGTTACAACGCCGCCCATATCAGAGCCGATATCGCTTGCTGACGTTAAGAACTTCATTAGAACTATTCCCGATGATGATTCCGAAGACGAAGCGATAATCATTCCTCTGATTACTGCGGCTCGTGAGTTCCTTGAGAACGCTACGGGTAGGTCGCTTGCAAGGCAGACTCTTACCGCAAGTTTGCAAAACTTTGACACGGTAAGGTTGCCAAGACCGCCTTTCGTCTCAATGGATTCCGTATCCTACAAGGATAAAGACGGCAACACCATCGAACTTGATTCCACTCACTACTACTTGGACGATGCAGAGGGGATACTTTACTTCCCTTCTGCGCCGCCCGTATCTGAACTTTATCCAATAAATCCAATCTCCGTCACGTATAAAACTGGCTACAACGAATTGCCTAAACCGTTAAGGCAGGCAATGTTGATGGTGATTGCACACTGGTACGTTAACAGAGAAGCAGTACAGATTGGCTCAAGAATAAATGAGGTTGCCGCCGATTTCGCCTTACAACACATTATTCATCAGTATAAGGTTTGGTGGTTTTAAATGGCACTCTCAAGCACGACAGGCAATATGTCTTCCAAAGTTGTCATTAAGCGTCTCGTAGAGAGCGTTAATGAGAACGGATATCCCGTAAAGGAATGGCAAGACATTTTTTCTGCTCCGTGTTGGTGCTATTGGATTAACGCCTCGGGAGCGGAAGTCAATCAGTATGACAGTGTTGACTTGAAGGAAAACGCCACTATCACGATGCGCTACACCAACAAGGTTAGCGTGCGTGACCGTGTGTGGATGTACGGAGACGAGTTCGATGATGAACACGCCTTTGAGATAATCAACGTCAACAATGCCAAGAATCAAAGACGATTCCTTGAACTTAAGGTTAGGCGGGTGGTGGAAGCATGACTATAGAAAATCGCATCATCACCGCCTTAGAGTTCACGGGATTCAAAGTATACAACGGTACTTACACAAGTACCGATAGGGCATATTTTGTGTTCAACATAAACATTGACCCCGAACTGTTTGCTAACGATGAGGCACAGTACGGAATCAATGATATAAGGTTGCATTTTTACTGCCCTGTCGAAATGGACACCGTATCCTTGAGGAAACAAATCAAACGTTCCCTGCAAGATGCGGGGTTCACCTATCCATTTGAAGTAGATGCTTCTGATGAGCATATGCAACACAGAGTATTTGATTTTGAGATAGAGGAATATCTGAATGGCGAGGATTAACACTATTAAGGGGTTTATGGACGTAAACGATGAGATTACGCCCTACCTCGACAGAATATTTGAGATACCCGATGACGTTCAAAAGAAAATGCTCAAAGCGGAAGCGGAAATAATCGCAGAAGCGGAGCGAGATACGGCTAGAGAAATGCTTTCCGTTAACACTGGTAACTACTACGATGAAGCGACTGGTGTAGCGCAAAGTGTTGCTGTCGGAAAGATGAAGAAAAACAAAAACGATACCATGTGGCACACCGATGTTATCTTTAAAGGCAAACAGCACGGTGTACGCCTCGCTGAAATTGCGTTCCTGCAAGAGTATGGAGCGTTGCACGCTCCAAGAGGCAGATACGTGGCTAAACCGTGGGTTCAAAAGCCTCGTCCTTTTATTTCCGAAGCCATTAGAAGAGCATCCGAACGGGCTGTCAAAGCGGCGGCTCGTATTTTTATGGATGACTTTATTAACAAATCATAATTAAGGAGAAAAACATGGCAAGTATTGGTCTTAAATACGTTGCGTGGGCGCAGATGGCAACAGAACCCGACAATGCTGTACCGACCTATGGTACTGGCGTAGAACTCGGACGTGCTGTTTCCGCTAACCTCACAGTAACAAATGCAGAAGCCGAACTGTATGCCAACGATATGCTTGCAGAGTATGTCGCAGAGTTTGTTTCGGGCGAACTCACGATGGAAGTGGACAACATCTCACTTCAGCATCAAGCGACCCTCTACGGTGCGGCATATGAGGACGGCGAGATGCAGGTTGGCGCAGAAGATACCGCTCCCTATGGTGGTATCGGCGGTTACCAAGTCCTCATGGTGCGTGGAGTTAAGAAGTATCGTGCATGGTTCTTCCCGAAAGCAAAGGCTCAGATGCCCGACTGGACGGGAACTACAAAGGGTTCTTCCATCTCCTTTGGCACACAGCCTATCAACATGAGAATCGCCGCTCCCACTTTTGGTAAGTGGTATTACGTTAAGGAGTTTGACTCCGAGGCGGCGGCAAAGGCGTATATTGACGCTAAACTCGGCGTTACATCTACCTTTATGGTTAACGTCATGGTGCAGGGTGCTAACGGCACAACGAAGGTCGCCTCTCCTATCGGCAGTAATGCGGCGGCAAGCGGTTCTTCCTTCGAGATTGCTATCACTGGCACGCCTACGGCTCTGTACGACAACGGCACGGATAAGAAAGCCTCCATTTCGGGTGGAAAGTACACTATCGCAAGCCTTGCGGCAGACCACAACGTAGCAATTATCTTTTAATAATGGTTAAAGGGAGCGGCTTACGGGTCGCTCCCTTATTCGCCATATAAGGAGTTCTGAATGATTAACTTCGAGGATTACGAGTATTTATATAACGCAGACGCACACTTCAAGGCTATGGAGAAGTTTCCTAACGGATTCTTTCAGACAATAGTGCTTGATAATAAAGAGGGCTTCGATGCCCTTTGTTGGGGGCTTGCAGAATTGAGTATGCAAGCAGAACTGGTAAGAAGATACAAGGGCGAAGATTCCAAGCCCTACCTCACAGAAGATAAAGTCCATGCACTTATGGATTACACGCAGACACCCGAAGCATTACGTATCGTTGTCATGGCTGTCAGCAAAGGATTAACAGGCACAGCCGCAGACGAAGATGAAGAGATAGATGAGGTTCTTGCGGAACTTCAAAAAAAAAGAACGATAAACTGACAAGAGAGAGATACCTTAGTCTCGCTTTGTCTTTAGGAATATCAATCAAAGAAGCAATGTTAGAGCCGTTAGGAACGGCTTTGAACATAATCTCCTTAAGGGCAGAAGACGTGAAAGGAAAGAGAAAGTAATATGGCAGGCAAAAACCCTTCTATAAGTACAGACATACGCCTTTTAGGGGAACAAGAGTGGAGACGTGCTGTACAAGCATGTAAAGCGGAACTTACTCAATTCAAAATTGAGATAGACCTCGTTAACGCCACTTACAAAAACAACGCCAATTCCCTTGAGGCTCTTACTCGCAAGATAGATTCACATCAAAAAACAATCGACAAGTTAAAAGAAGCGAGTGAACTTTATAGAGCGAGGGCAGAAAAACTTTCGGATGCTATAAAGAATCAGCAGGCTACAACGCAGTGGGCGCAGACTGCTGTTGATGCTTTTAGACAGAAGATAGACGAAGCCTCCAAGAGTGGTAACAAAAACTCTGAGGAAATCAAAGGTTGGACTAACAACCTCAAGTATTGGACAGACATAGCCAAAGCCAGTGAAGAACAGGAAACGAGACTGCAAGGCGAACTCGCCAATGCACAGGCGCAGATAAATAGGTACGAAAAACAAATCGTTACCACGACAAATGCGCTTGATGAGTTTAACAATACCATTAAAAACATCAACGACATTGCTAAGATGACGGGGCAAAGTGCGGAAGATGTTGACAGATTCTTGGAGTCTTGGTCTGCACTTGCCGACCCCGAACTGAACAAACTAATTACTTCCTCGTATGACACTTTCGTCAAATTAATAAGAGAGGGCCTTGAGGCTTCAATAGAATTTGAAAGTGCAATGGCAAAGGTGCAGAAGACAACAAACATGTCTTCTGTTGAACTTACAAACTTTGGTGACAGACTGAAAAAAATGTCTACCACCCTGCCAGTCACAACGCAGGAACTTGCCAACATAGCGGAAACCGCAGGACAGTTGGGAATCGCCAGTCAAGACCTTTCAAAATTCGTAGAAACGATGGCTATGATGGGCGTTAGCACCAACATGACATCGGAAGCAGCGGCAACGTCTTTAGCGCAGTTGGCATCCGTTACTGGTATGACTTCTGATAATTATCAGAATCTTGCTTCTTCTATTGTTGAAGTCGGTAACAATTTCGCCACTACAGAATCTGCTGTAACAGCGTTCGTCTCAAGGATTGCGGGTGCGGCTAACAACGTCTCCATAACCGAATCGGAGATGGTGGGTCTTGCAACGGCAGTCACTTCTCTCGGTATCGCCACTGACGCAGGTTCAACTTCCATACAGTCACTCATTAACAAGATGGAGACGGCTGTATCCACTGGAAACAATCTTGAAACGTGGGCATCTGTTATGGGAATGTCCACGGAAGAATTGACCGTCCTGTGGAGAAACGATGCGGCAGAAGCAATACGTGTATTGATATCTAGTTTGGGCGAACTGGATACGTCTATGACTACGACCCTTACAGAGTTAGGTATAGGCGAACAGCGTATTATCCGTACTGTATCAACATTAGCCAACGCCGAACACAGTACGCAGTTGCTTACCCGTGCAATGGAATCGTCCAATTCCGCATGGGCAGAAGGCACAGCCTTGCAGGAAGAGGCAAGGAAAGCATACGCCACAACAGCGTCCGTTATGCAGAGGTACGAGAACAGCGTATCAAATCTCAAGGTGGCGATAGGTGATGACCTCACTCCCCTGCTTCGTGATTTCAAGAATGTCGGCACGGACATTAATATAGGACTGACAGAGTTCGTGCAGAATAATCCTGCCGTAGTAGCGGCTTTTGCAGGGTTAACTGCGGCAGTCGGGGCATTGTCAGCGGCATCCGCAGTAGACTTCTTGGGTGGCATAGACAAGATAAAGAAGATTGGCGAAAGCATTACAACAGTGTTAACGAATCCGTTAGCACAAACGGTTATGGTGGTAGCCGCTCTCGGTACTGCAATTGCTGTGGCATATGCTAATGCTGATACGGCAACAAAGTCAGCGAGAAATCTTGCTAAAGAATCTGAGAATTACAGAAAAGAAGTAGAAAAGACCATCGAGGGCTATGAAGAGAACAACGAAGCCCTTGAAGCACAGATAGATATGCTTGATACCCTCGCACAAAAAGAGGAACGTAGTGCAGGGGAAAAGTTGCTGATGCAGAGCATCGTGCAAGATTTGAACTCGTCCATTAGTGGACTTAACTACCAGTATGATGCAATGACCGATACTCTCATTGATATGTCAACGGGAGCAACAGTCACAGTAAGTAACTTAAGAGCATTGGCGCAAGCGCAGGCTGAACAGCAGATTCAAGCCGAGAAAGTCAGCGCACTAAAGCAACTGTATATAGACCAATCAAGATATACGGAAGAACTTGCCGCAAAGCAGTTGGCTCTTAACGAACTGCTGAATAAGCAGGGTTCGTTATCTCAGAAAGACAAAGAGCAAATCATAGATTTGCGGAAGGCTATCGGCATCCTTGAGGAACAACTTGACGATACCAACGAAGCAATCGTTGACTATAGCAAAGGCATAGAGGAAGCCGAACAAAAGACAGTTTCGATAGACCGTGAAGCAGAAGCGTTAGTGTTAACCTTGCAGAATCAGAAGCAGGCGTACATTGAGGCAAGAGAAGCGGCAAAATCCAATGTTGAACAGACATTAGACGGCTTCACAAAGATAACCGAAAAGCGTAACAGAACATATGATGACTTGCTTAAGGCGGTGAACTCGGAAATCGACTTTGTTGTTCATCTTACCGACAACGTTAACAACCTCATGGGAAGAAACATCGAGGGCGTTGATAAGTTAATCGAGAAGTACAATGACGGCTCGGTTGAGGGAGCAAGGATGATTAGTTCTTTTGCTTCTCTCACCGATAAACAACTGACAAACCTCGTGAGCAAGTTAGGCGATTTGGAAACGCAAGTAACGCATTATAGTAACACTTCCGCAAAAGCCGTCACGGGAATCACCGAAGCGGTTGGTAAACTACAACTTGCCATTGATAAGGTCAACAGAACAAAAATAAACGTGACGGGTAGCGTATCAGTCACAACCAATGGCGGTAAAGCGAATTTGGGTGACTTGATGAGGGATGACACCCCTCGCACGAAGAGCGCTCAAGGACTTGAGTACGTTCCGTATGATGATTATGCGGCATTGCTCCACGAGGGCGAGATGGTACTTACCAAAGCGGAAGCGAGAGCGTACCGTGAATCACATACTACGGGTCAGAGTGTGACGAACAATAACCGCAACTACGGCGGCGTTTCCATTAACGTATACAGCAGACAAGGACAAGACATAGACTCCCTTGCGGACGAGATTATGTACCGCATAGAGGACGCAACGAAGCAGAAAGAGGCGGTGTGGGCATGAGAGATTATTTCACATTCAATGGTGTGAACAGCACCGACTACGGGTGTGTGATAGAACACAGACCGCCTTATGTTGCACCTAAAAAGGTACTGGAAGTCTTTGACGTAAGAGGACGTTCGGGGGCGTTGGTGATAGACACGGGAGCATATGAGAACGTAACGCTTGAGTATGCCATATTCGTACCGCACGCTAACGTACCCGCATTTGTTAACTGGATTAAGGGGCAGAAAGGGTATCT